TTGAGTCAATATTTGCAGACTCGTGGAGTTTAGCATTTGGTAAACCATTTAAACTATCGTAAAATAATACTCTCATATTTGATGCAGCCACTGCTGTTGTTACTTCTATTGAATAGCTTACAATAGTAAAACTTTTCATAGGAATAAATGGAAAACATCTCAAATTATTTACTGCAAGTGTGGTAGTCGTTACTCCTTGATATACCATCATTAAAGGATTGATAAACCCACCACTTGCTGGAATTCTTGCTGCATGAATACCAACAGGAGTTGTGATGTCCCCACTGCCAAGCAAGGATGTTGAGTTGACTGTCTTGATGTTGGTGCCTGATACCAATGCATCCTGTTTGTTGTTGAAAGTATTCCAATCTGTGGATGATAAATACCCATCTGTTGATGTTGTCGCTTGACTGATTGACAATGTCCTGTTTGCACTCAAATCACCACCACCACTCAATGGAGCTGTTGTGCTGATTGATCTGGTTGTATTGACCTTGCCTGTGTCCAATGTATTCAAAGCATCATCAACATGAGTCCCTGTAACAGCACTATCATTGTCAACTTGTGAGGCATGCAACATCTGATGTTGCCATTTGGCTGGTGATCCACCATAAACCCAAACATCACCACTGGTTGGTGTTCCTGATTGCATATCAACACCATGGATTCCATCCACTGTTGGATTCGGATATGTGCCATTCAAATCCCCTCCAGCTGCTCCACTTGGAGGCAAGTCTGATGGAAATGTGGCAAGAGTCCCATCACCTCTCACATATTGTGATGTTGTACCAGATCCAGTCACTGCCAATGTTCCTGATGTTGTCACTGGAGATCCTGTCACTGTGAATGCAGCTGGCATAGTTAGGCCAACAGATGTCACTGTTCCTGAGCCTCCTCCTCCTGTACATGCGTTGATTATTTGCTGTCCTGTGATGTTTCTCAAGACAGTTGTTGCTCCTGATACCACAGCAACCTCAAGTTTATCTGTGGCTGCAAGATTGCTGCCTTTATTAGGTAGTTGAGATAGTTTTTTCATGGGCTTGTGACTTGAGTTGTTTGAATACCCTCTCCTTGTAATATGCGAATAAGTTCAATCTGTGTGCTTGTATTTTTATTGCTGTCATAATCAGAGATCTTGATGAGCCTGTAAACAACTCCATCAATGTTGATTAGATTTCTGAAATCAAGAGAATTGATGTCATTGCTTTTTAACATAGCATAGCAACTCAATTGCTTGCCATATCTTGACAATATCTCCTTTAAAAAAGTATCATGATACTTGAATAAATTGTTTGCTGTATATGTCCCTATGTCCCAGTAAACCAAGTCAGGAACACCCCAATTGAAATCAAAGCCTGGATCAAATGGATTGTCAAGATGGCCAACATATGGATAAAAAAATCCATAGTCAGCTCCTGCACCTCCTCTGATTCCAAACTCCTGGCCCTCATCTCCTGTGTATTCAAGCAAGCCCTTGTCATATTTCATCACAATGAATGGCTTGCCTTTCTTTAAATCAAATGAATTGACACCCTCCTCATCTGTGCTGATTCTGAATGTCCTTGGCACAATCATATTTGTATATCCTCCAATGCCATCAGGAATGTTTGCCAACACTTTCTGTGCAAATGGTAGTTTCAAATCTGTATCATCCACAGCATATTGATTCTGACTCTGAACTATGAATTGACCATATTGCTTTTTGGCTTGCTCAGTGTATTGATTGTTAAAAAAATCATCATCCTGATCAAATAAGAAATTGTAATTTTTTGAACTAAAATTGATTGTCGGAGTAACTGTCAACTCCTTTGACTTGTCAATTTTGTATGTCCAATCAAGAGCATCTCCAGATGGATTGTAAAAATCATTCAATGGCTCAATCTCCAAATATGATGGACTGAATGTATTTGGTTTCACCAAGAGATTGAATGCTGTGATGATACCCTTAAAAAATACATCACATGTCATGTCTGGCAAGAATGCTGAAAGACTAACTGTACTTCCAGCTGTCAATGCTTGCTGTGCTTTGAGAATGTTCAAATCAGCAACATCACTCACTATCTCTGTTGTGATCCCTTGAACTCCATCAGTCCCTCCAATTATTTGTGGTGCAATCAATTGATAAACAACTTGAAATTTGAGCTCATCATTTATCAGCAAGTTAATATCTCTGTTGTAATCAAATGAATAGCTCACTGTTGTGCCTGTTGTTGCTGCTGTCAATTGACCTGAATAAATCACATCTGATGAAATTACAATATTGTTTTTTAATATCAACAATTTTACACTGTAATATCCATACATCAAGTTGCCTCCTGTTGTCCATTGCAAGACATGATCACCAACATAGTTGATGGTGAACAACCCCTCTGTTGAGCATGTGAATAACATTGGAGCTGTTGTTGTGATCTGATTCAAATTGTCCTGATTGACAGTTGCATCATAATCATCAAACAAAGTCTGAGATGGCAGAATCCAAAATCCACTCCCTGATGCCTGTATTGTACCAAAGATGATGGCTCCTGATCCAGCATTGTTCTGCTCTGTTGTGTATGCACTATCATTTTCAGCTTGGGCCTGACTAATGGTTGGCATCTCTCCTCCTTGATATGCCAATAGGAATTGCTTGAAAAAAGTTGTCTCAAAGAAATTGCTTGACCAATTGATGCCAGCATATGCAAATGCTTTTTTCAATATATCGTAAACAAAGACTTGAGGAGGAATCTGATCGATATTCCATTCTGTTGCTCCTGGCCTTGTATATCCATAATCAATCAAGCCATAATAATATCCCAACCCCTCCTGATCAAGATTGACAGGAACACCATTGACAACCATATCTCCAATCCAGGTGCCCTCAATATTTGCAAGCTCCAATGTGTGATCGTACTCACTGAAATCAAGCTCATTGACCTTGATCTTTTGGAGTCTTGAAATGTAGTCAATCTGATCACTCACCAAAGTGATCTCAAATGACCAGATACCATCATTCAATTTGCACTCCATCAACTGAGCAATGCCATTGAATTCAAGCAAGCCATTGTTGTAATATTGACATGGTGCTTTCACACTTGGATCAAAGTCAATGAAATTGCTCTCATCATCAGAGATGTTGTCAATATTTGTCAACGTAAATACTGAGAGCATCAACTCATAATTCCTCCTTGTTCCTGGCAAGGTGATTGTCTTTGACTTGTTGCCTTTCCTTGAGCTTAAATCCTTGATGTCATTGATGTTGAATGTTAATGGAAATGGTATGCTCTGATCAAGGTCAACAAGCCTTTGATTGATGAATAATTCTGCTGTCATTTAGTTCAATTGTGATGTGTATGTATATGTCCTCTCAATGCTCACTTGCTCCTGGATCAATCCATTTCTCCTCCTTGTTTTAAATTCATAGCCTTGATTGACAACTTTCACTGGCTCAAATGCTGTTCCGTTTTCAACCTCCAGGTAAACAATAGGAGATTCATACAAACCTCTGACAAGCCATTGCTGAACACTCTCATATATCCAATCAGAGTTGAGCAACAACTGATCACTGGCCCTCTTGGCATAGTCAACTCTCTCACCTTGATACATTGGATATGTGTAACTTGTACCATCCCAAACTCCTTTCTCTCTCTGATATCCTTGGCTCTGTACACTCGTTGAATCAACAGATACCAAGCTGAATGTAAATGAATCCCAAACACCATATTTATTGAGCCAATGTAACCTTTTGGTTTCATATCTTTTGCACTCTCTGTCAAGATCAATTCTGAATACCTCTGAGCCTCCAGAATATGCTCCAGCACCTTGAGCCCTGGCTTGAATTGTGTAATATGATGCTGCATCAAAATTGGCCTGTGTGATTGCCATGTTTGCAATGATTGTGCTTGGTGATACATCCATCACAATCAATTTACCTATAGATACATTGGTGATATCTGTGACTGTTTGGGTGCCTGATGAATTGTACAATCTCACTCTCAATTGACATGTGCCTGTATCTGTGTTGAATATGCCAAGAAATATTCTCTCATCATCAGATAAAAAATACCTCCTTGCTCTGGGCCAATCAGTCAACCAAAGGATGGATGTTGTTGGCAATGAGTTTGTCGTTGATGCTGAATGCTCCAAATAATTCCAATTGATGAAATCTTGATGTCTCAGTGAGCCATTGAATGCCAATCTGCCACTACTTGTTGCACTGGCTTGAATGGTTGGTGTTGCACCATACTTCTCATAAACTTTTATGTAATATGGATTGATTGCTGCATCATAGAATGTTGCCAGTGTGCCATCCACAATCAAGGGACTTTGTAGTGTTGACTGCAAGATCCCAGAACAATCAAACTTGCTCATGGTCTCTGACTGCCTAAACACTTGATGTGTTGAATGCAAAACTGAATTGACATACACCTCAACAATGAATGAGAAATTTTCCTGTGCTGTCTGATTACTGCTGAATGTGAACATCAATGGATTGCCAGCTGGACTCAAGTATTGTGGCTGATCGTATATTGTTACTGCCATGTTTTTGTGTTTTTAGTGAATGTGATATCAAAGAGCAAGCCTGTCACTGTTGCCAGATCAGAGGCAATTCTCTCAAGATATTCATCAGTGATTGTGCTTGTTGTTATGTTCCTGGGCCTTAAACCAGATGTTGTCTTCATGTGGCTTGCTATGGCATAGGCCTGTGACATCTCCAATCCTTTCCATTGCTGAATGGCTCTTGCATGACTTGAGCTCACTCCAGGATATTGGAATGAATATGGTGTGTTATATAAACTCTTTCCAACAGGATTGACACCCTCATCAATGTACTTGTAATAATCATCTGCCTGGATCTCAAAGCTCAACTGTCCTGTGGGAAAGTAAACAACTGACTGAGCCAAGGCCCCTGTGTTCCTTGCCTTGCTGTTGATTGTCTCTCTCAGATCAGCTGTGACCTTGTTAGCAAGATCAAGAATGAATCTCTCATATGCATTGCCTGGCTGAGATCCATCACTCTCAGAGACACCAAACTGCTCAAGAAAGTCTAAATCATCAGCCATGCTCTTTGTTTAATATGCGTTTTTGTTCATCAGCAATTTTAAAGTAATTCATCCAGAACAATGTTTTTACATATGGCTGTCTTGTAATTCTTTCCACACTGCATCCCATCTCTTTGGATAGTCTATGTATGATTCCTGTCCAGAGATACCATTCTGAATCCTGAGCTCTTGCTCCAGTATCATCCTCTGCATCATCATCCTCGCTGTCTGTATCCCCAAAATAGCGAGCCTCTGCTTGTCTAAGCTGTCCAAAAAAAAAGCGTAGAAATTCAAAAACTCATCACCAGGGAAATGCTCTCTGAATATCAGATACCTCTTTTCATTAGGATTGAGAACTCTGCCTCTCTCATCCTCCTGGCAATACTCCATCCCATCCTCAACATACATGATTGACAATGGTGCCCATGGATCAGCACTGACATCCTCAATCAGTTTCAAGTCAATGATCTGACCAGTTGTGACATGAGAGAAATTTTTCTCCAGCCTGTACTTTTGTCCCTGGATCTCAATGACCTCCTGTGGCTCTTGCTGTTGGTATTGACTGATGATTGTGAATATATGCTTGCTGGCCTCCATGATGGAATCAGGGACAGCCCTCTTGACTTTGTTCACTGGCAACCTGGAGAATATGCTCACAACTTGACAATGGAATTCAAGTATCTCTGTCAATGACCTCTCGTTAATGGTTGACAATGTGTCACTTACCATCAACCACTTGTACATCATATCAGCCCCACATTCCTTGATGCTTGCTGGCAATTTTATGTTGAAATCTTTCATGCTCTGATCACTTGATATCTGCCTTTGTTCTGTTGTGTTTTGCGACAATGCCATGCAAGAGCCAAGCTCATCACACCATCATCATGCAATCCAATTGGAGCTGAGTATTGCACAGCCCTTGTATTCACGTTGTAAATATAGGTAAAATTCTCAAGCTCATCAATCAACCAATCAACATCTTGCAAGGTGATCTCTCTCTGCTCAAAGGCCATGGCAAGATCCTCAATGATGATTGGCTTGCTCTTGGATGTTGTTGTGAATGGCACAATCAGATTGCGACACTTGTCTCTGAGCATCTCATGGAATACATCTCCCTGGTTGTTGACCTCAATCAGTGTTGTGGCCCTGTGCCTGTTGATGACATCAGCAACTGAGTCAATGATCTTGCTCCAGTCCTGGTGCCTCCATCTGTTGACATAGATCTGTTGACCATTCTCATCCAATATTGTGAGCACAGTGTAATCATCAGCTCGGCCAATGTCAAGGCCAGCATATGCCTTGGCTCCTGGAGATACAACCTTGATGCACTCCTTGATGTTCTTGAATAAACCAGAGCCATTGTCCAGGAACTCTGCCAGATACTCCTGTCTGAATATGTGATCAGGGAGGGATCTCTTTCTCTCATCCAATTCTCTTGGATCAATCATGGGATTGTCATATGATGAGTAGTGGAAATATGCATACCTCTCATCATAGTTGTGTTGCATACAAATCCTGTGGAAATGATTCTTGCCCTTTGGTGTTGAGATGAATATCACTTTCTTGCCCTTGACCATAACTGTTGCACTCAGCACCTCATCCCACAGCTCTTGCCTGGTGAATGCCATCTCATCCACAACCATGTAATCAAAGGTATTTCCTCTGATGTTGTCAGGTCTCTCTCCAGAAAAGAACTCAATGGATGATCCAAACC